GGTGTAACTTTATTTACACGTTTTGGGGCAGTTGTTGTAACTTTCTTAACAGTTGCCCTTGATTCCTTAACAGTAGCGGTTGCAGATTTAGCAGTCTTGCGAGTTGCTGATGATCTTCTGCGTGTTGCCATGTAGTTAAAAAATAAACAATAGGTGAAGGACTGCTTAAGTTCGACTTAAAAGCGTATGCAACCCGAAGGATGGTATCCGCTACCTTGAAAGTCTTATGCCCTTCACTATAAGGACACTTTAGGGGTTTCAGTTAGTGTTATTTGAGCTTCCTATGGTTATTAACATAATTTCTTGCAGATTTCTCATTTCTACAATACTTTATTATCTCACCATCATGCACTATTGCTAACTTTGTGGTGCTATTCATAACTGGTACTGCATAATATCCATCATTAGTTGCAAATCCATGTTTACAATCTTTATAGAATCTTGCGATTGATTTTAATTCTTTTGCATCCATAATTATACTACTGTTACTCTCCTTTCATGTAATCTTTTCTGTATTAGTTTACCATAATCCTCGTGCAATTCGCAACCTATGTAATACCTTCCTAGTTCTTTTGCTACAAATGCAGTAGTTCCTGAGCCCATAAAAGGATCTAAAATAATATCATTTTTCTCTGAACCTGCTAATATACAAGGTTCTACCAAATCTTTTGGGAAAGTTGCAAAATGTGCCCCCTTATATGGTTTATTTGTTATACTCCAAACTGATCTTTTATTTTTTGTTTTATATGATTTAGTAAGACCTGAATGTGGTTGCAATCCTGTTCCTTTATTATGATATTTGCCATTAGTTCTATCTCTAGTTCCCCAATCTTTGGCTGGCTCCTTAATACTTTCATTGTCATAATAATACCTCTTGTTTTTACTTAATAGGAACAAATATTCATGTGATTTAGTACATCTATCTCTTACACTTTCTGGCATTGGATTAGGTTTATGCCATATAATATCTTGCCTTAAATACCATCCATCTGCTCTTAATGCAAATGCTAACATCCAAGGTATTCCAATTAAATCTTTTTCTTTTAATCCATCTAATTTATTACCTCGTCTTGCACATTTGTCTGGTAAATCTTGCTTACTATTAGACACAGTTTGTTTAACTAATGATTGACCTTTTCCTGGTCTATAGTTATAATAACTATCACCAATGTTTAACCATAATGTACCATCCTCAGTTAGGAGATTACGCACTTCTCGGAATACTTTTACTAATTTTTGAATATACTCTTCTGGAGATTCTTCTAACCCTATCTGACAATCCTCCCCTCCATAGTTTCTTAATCCATAATAAGGTGGAGATGTAATGCAGCATCTAGGTTTTTCATCGAATTGTTTAAGTGTTTCTAAACAATCTCCAAATAAAATTGTATCTTTCATTTTGTCACCACTGATACTGCTGCCTGACCTTTGTTGAATACAGTATCAACAACTGCCTCAACTTTACGAGATGTAGATATACCCACCTTATCATAAACTGGTACACAAAGTAAACCATAAGTTTTAGATTCACTACCTTTTCTTATCACTCTACCAATAGTTTGACTGATAGTAATGTAATCCATATTTCTTAGAAACAATGCAGCTTCAAGTCCTTTGACATTGATACCTTCGGATAATATACTGTGATGAATAACAACAAATCTCTTTGAATCGTCTTGACCCCAACTGTTTAGGGTATTAAAGAAAGATTCACGATCAACTTTCTTGCCATTGATAACTGCACCAGTCTTGGCAGTAATATACATCCAGTCATATCCACGAGATCTCAACTGTATGCAAAAATCAGTTTGTGATGTTAGATTAACAATTTGTTTTGTAGATCTTGCACAGATTAATACTTTATCAATATCAATGTCATCAATAGTTGATACTAAATGATCACAATCATGCTCGTGCTTGAATCTACTATCATCATCAACATCTATCTTTTTGATTCTAATCTTAGGTGGTAAAATAACACCTTCATTCACTAACTTAGGTGCTGGTATGTTAACTAATACCTTGCCAAATATATCTTCATCATTCATTCCTATCTTAAATGGTGTCTTGGAATGTTTAGGTGTAGCAGTAAAGAAATAGCAACGATTAGCATACATTGAATGATACTCAACTGCTTCAACAAAGTTCTTTTGAATACTATTATGAGCCTCGTCAAAGTATATTGTATTCACATCAATCTCTGCTTCTTGTATTCTATGAAGAGAATGATATGTGGTGAATATTAATAAATTATCAGTGCTATTGTTAACCAAATATGTTATTTGATCTGCCTTAGTTGTGCTTTTGTGATGTGTTTCTCCACTGTGAACATGAATGACATCTACATTATCAATCAGTTCTAAGAAATCTTCACATAATTGCTGTGCTAATAGTATGCGAGGAGCAACAACTACAATAGTTTTAGGTAAACTACTCTCTGTAAGTTGTTTCTTAGCATCCTCAATCATGCACATAGTTTTGCCACCACCAGTCGGTACAATGACTTGACCTTTACGATTCTCTTGTAAAGTGTTAAGAACTGTAGTCTGGTGTTCACGAAGTTGAATCATTAAATAATCATCAATACAGTAATTATACCATAAAAAGTGTTAAAACGCCATACAGACGCTTACAGGTACACTATAAGGACAGTTTAGAGGTTTCAGTTGTTATTACTTTTCTTTCCTAAGATCTCTTATTATTCTATCACCTGCTCTCTGCATCTTCTGTCTTTCTATTCGGGTATATCCACTTGCTTTCTGTGGTTTATAGTTAGGATCTACTTTTTTTGCACTCTTTTTAGATAATAATTTGTCTGCAGCTTTTGTTAGTTCTTTATTATTTTTTCCACCAGATTTCGCTGCTAATCTTTCTGCTCTTGCCTTACGTTGTTGCTCTCTAGGTGATAAACTAGCAGATCCTCTTTCACCAGTTGGTTGTTGTTCACGTTGGGATCTTGGTTTTTGCACACCAATATCTTTACGTGGTTTATAATCTTTTGCTGGTACAGTTTTACCACCACCAACTGCTTTCACTCTTCTCTTTTCTGGTGCAGTTTTCTTCCTAGATGCACGAATCCTCCCACCTTCACCACCTTGACGAGTGGCAGATGAGAGGTCTTTATCGTACAGTTCAGTAATAAATTGCTGAAAAGATTTCATTTATAAAACTATTTCCTATATGTTATTTAGTTCCTCCACCACTAGACACTAATCCATCTTCATAAAATGATTTAACTCTTTCTCTTCTAGCTTCTAATAACTCAGAATATCTTTTAGATTGTTCATTAGTAAACTTAAAAGATTGTTTTCTCCATGACTCTTTCAATTCACGAAGTTCATGTAATACTGCTGTTGGGTTCATTTTAAAAATCAATAGTAGAGTTTAGAAATTTGTCAAAAGATTTGGAAAGATCCCTATCTCTCAACTCAGGAAGATCTTGAAGCATTTGTTCGACATCTTCTGTAGGAAAATCAGGAAGTTCTGTTAAGAAATCGTCCATAATGATTATCGGTTGTATAATGAGGACACTTTAGAGGTTTCAGTTGTTAATAATCTGGCAATCTACCTTTTTGAGATTTATACATTTTTGATAACTTATCACCAGTCTCCTCAATACCAGCAATGTCATCATACTGTGAGTAATGTTGTATCTCTCTAGTATTTCTATGTTTAACATACTTTAATTCATGCCAATATGAATCATAACATAACAATAATGTATGAATATATTTGTGTGGATCATTCTTTGCTATATTACATTTAGGTTTTTCTCTAACACCTGTTTCTATAGTAATATACCTTGGAACGGGATTCCACCCATGTTTAATTCTTAATTCATTATCAACTTTGTCACCCTTAAAATACACCCACCCCTCATCCACACTTCCATCTTTATGTTCCCAAATAACATAATCATCTACTTCAGGTTCATACATTATACTACAAACTCCGCAATATAATAGTCAACAGTTATTTCTAATTTAGCAGCTTCTCTCTCACATTCTTCTATAAAGTTATCAATCATTTCTTCAGCACTTGGACAATCGTTACCTTCAATCATTGGATACCTCCTTGCATGTGCAGATTTGTTTGAACTCTTCCAATCTATCTATTAATCTTAGATAGACCTTCTCATCACTAGGGTCTAAAGTAGGGTAACTCTTTAATGCTTTAAGAGCTACCTCTATCTCAGGTTTGATTAAATCTACTAACATATTTCCTGACCTTGCTTATTAAATGATTTATCTAAGAAAGGGACATATAATTGTCCATCATCTTTTAACATAGAAAGCATATTATTAAACCATTCGTTATTCATGTGATGCTCTTCAAATGTTAATTGACAATCTTTCATGTAAGATTGACTCCAATCGTGATGATATGTCATTGAAAAAATAATAAAAAAGCTAGCGGATGTTAGTTCTTTCTTCGGTTGCGATCCGAGAGGCACATCCATCTCCTCGTAAGTGATAAAGTGGGTAAGACATCAAGGGACTAAGGGTAGTCAATTACTCTAACATCATGTCTCTGCTTCTTATCACAATACGCAACAGCATACGCTTCGGGCGGTTTACTTGTGATGTGTCAGAGTAGTTAGAAACTTAGTGATCCCTTGACTGTCTTACACTATAAGGACACTTTAGGGGTTTCAGTTAGTGTTACTTAACCACCAGCAGCATCACATCCGATTTTGCTACCAATAACTGCACCTAATGGGATTGCCCACCAACGACCATCACCTCGTGACATTGCAGCAGCTGCACCACCACCTAATAATGCACCAGCAAACTTACCATCAGAACAATCATTTTCATCATACTCCTCATAAGTACGAGTTCTTGTTGTATTTTCTGGTGTTCTTATTATCCTAGTTCTTCTACAAGGAAACTCAATAGTCTCTGTCCATGCTTTGACATATCCTGGATTATTCTCAGTTCCAGGAACATACTCCTCTCTGTACTCTGATCTGTAACAAGTTTTACTTGAAGAATACCCTGCTTGATACTCATCAGCAATAGCAGATACAGGAGTCAATGCTAATAATGTGGCGAGTGCAATTTTCATGTTAATTCTTTATGTAATACCATTATTGCACAAAAAAATACTTTTACGCAACAGACTGTGCCACTTGCTCAAGTGCTTTCATCTTAACAAACCGTCCATCAGTCGTATAATACAATTGATAATTCACTGTGGTTATATAATAACCGTTTATACTTGCACCATCATCAGTGTATCCATAAGCTACCACTCTCTCCTCTATTCCATCTATTCTTAGTTTTTTCTCTCCTTTTAAGTAGGAATGGTATCGTTCATCTAAATTAATCATAGTTCTTGTTTAGTGTGTGAGGATATTCTAACATAGGTATCTATAAGAACCAGTTTTTCTTAATTATATCTTTAGACTCTCTAAATGTTACTTAACACTTTTTTCGTTAGATTCCTCTTCCTTTATACGTTTCTTTACCATTTTAGCATAATATATATCTTGCTCACTGTACCAATCAGGATGTTTCTTTGCTCTTTTTAATAATTTCTTAGCAGCCTTTTTGTCCTTCAACTTAGATCTCATCTATACTTCAAGTAGGTATTTATACACGTTGCTCCACATCATATTCTATAATTATTTTCTTACTACTTCTACCACTACTATTCAATGTGATTGTCTGATTTAACTCTCCTCCTAACTGAGTGGCAATAATCCTTAACTCGTCAATTAGTTCTGATTCATTTTTCATTTCTTTTTCCTCATTGGTACTTCAATAGTCCATGATGCACTTTCCAATTTAACCATATCAAAATTCTTTTTAAACTCCTTCTCTCTTGCTTTTCTCTCCTTCTCCATCGTCAACTCAACAGTTTCAATAGATCTTTCACCATAATGAGGTTTATCTGGATGTTGCAAACCCATGTAATCATAGATCGCAGTATCTACCATGTAGTAAAGTGTATCCCAAGTAAGTGTCTCTCTTAATTTAGTTGCAATCTTATCAACATCATTTTCATCAAGATACTCACCAGTTGACACTGCCTTTGAGTAATCTTCATACTGTGTCAAAAGTTTTGCTCTAATTTCTACCAACTCATTAAGATTGATAGTAACTTTTATATCATCGTAAATTGCCATGAGAAGGCTCCAAATAAGTTTTTACAATAGAAAATGATATACTATATCTTTTCATATTAGATGTCAATGGCATTACCATATGAGGCATCCAAGATGGGAACAATAACAATAAAGATTCTCTTGGAAAAATAGTTACTTCTCCACCATAATATTCTTTATCATCTAATTCACCTGAAATTAATTGTTTTTGATCTCTTGATGGATCAAACAAAACCAATGCACCTTCACCCTTCTGCCTGTGTAATTGTATAACTTCTTCCTCATCAAACTTATTTAAATCTTCAACATCTTCAATACCATGAGGATAATATACACCAGTCCACATTGCCATATGAGTGGGATGAATATGTGGGAAAGAAAATCCTCCAGCATCAAATATAACATTACCCCACAGATTGCAAGCTCTCAAATGTGGTAAAGTCTCTTCTCTACACCCACTATGTTTTAAAATTGGTTTTGAGGCATTATCTATTTGTTTCCTTAAATTTTCAAAGGAACTATACATCTTCTCTAACTGACCTTCAGATTGCCATGAATTATTATTACCCCTAAATGTTCTCTCTGCACTATCATACTTACCTCTATGAGTTTCTATATCCTCAATGAGTTGTTTATTTAATTCTCGATTTGATTCACCAAAATTGACATATCCAAATGGAGATGGAAATAATGATTTAAAAGCAATTAACTCTGCTGCCATTATACTTCTAATTTACCTACACATTATAAAACCCCTCAACACTAAATGTCAAGGGGTTTAAATTAATTTACTAGCGTTTGAACTAATTAAGGTGGATGTGAGTGTATTATCATTTTATTTAAATCTAAGGTTTACACTTAATTTAAATTAAAACCTCCCTACAAATACGTTTACATGTACTTTGATCGTCTTCACATTCAATTAAACACTCATAGTATTCAGTGAGTAACGTGTCATGCTCATCATCGTAAGAGCCAGCTAATTGATTATATGATACTAAATTGTGCATAATTGTCTCCATTTCTAATAAATTTACTCTAACAAAAGTGCATAATATACACCTTTAATTCATTTACCTCTCCTTGTGTAGCTTTCGCTGACTAATAATATTTATACCATAATTGTCCTGATTTGACAATATCCTTTTACAAAAATTTATGCCTAGTCAATTCTATTCTTGTAACTCATCTAACCTATAGGGTGGATGATGTAAAGTGTGTGGATTAGGCATCTCCCTTACCATTTCAATAACTTGATCTCTTATCTCCATTAATTCATGGTAACATTTTTGATTATGGGCACACCCTCTTAATCTATCATCTGGTTTATATACAGACTCAAGAAATAAAGTTTTCCCACGTTCCCACTTTTCTTTTTTACTATCACTCATTTAATAACCTCCCAGTGGTCATCCCCTCCTTCAAACATTTCAAAGTCATAACGATTAGATATTGAAGAAAGAATTACTTTTCCGTTCTTTCTATTTACCACACTACAAGAATGTAATTTATCCATTGAATTTACAAAACGTTCTTTAGCTTCAGAAGAACGTGGTTTTACACAAATAAATTCCTTTTTCATTGTAAGGTATCAATTCACGATATTATAACATAAAAAAAGGGAGTCCGAAGACTCCCTTGTGACAGTTAAGCAGCCAACTCTTCTACTCTTAATTTAAACTCATCACTTAAGTTCACATCATCAGATAAATTTGATGCAACTTCTGCAATAATACGAGAGAGAACAATATAACGAAACTCTATATTTGCTCCCGAAGAACCAGAACACGCATTTTTAAATGTTGCTCCATCAGGCCCATATGTCAAATTAACATTAGCATATGCTTCTTGATGAAGTTTTACTGCTTTTACTGCTTCGGCATAGGTATCAATACCATTACACATCATCCAGAATAGATTTTGTGTAATTGATTTGGTTTTGAGTGCTTTCTTTTCTTTTTTAGTTGGTGCAGCATCTATCATCTTAGAGAGCCAATCCTCTAAGTTAGTGAATAATGCTTCATATCCTTGAAGTTCTTTATCTTCAAGTATATCGCAATCATATAAATCAAACTTTGTGCTTTGAGTTAATGCTTTGCACTTTACATGAGAAGTAAATGTCTCTTCTATAGAGTTTCCTTTAGAATCAACTCTTCCTTCATTAATCTTTCTTTCAAAAGTTACAGAAGTTTCTGATGGTTGTATTCCCTGAAGAACTAGATCAAGACAATCCACGATCCACTCATCACCACAAAGACGATTAAGAGGACTCTCAAACAACATTCTCAATAACTTCATATTACTTCTACGAAGTTTTCTTATCCAATCAGCCCAATCAGAGACACTAGCATTACGAAGTTCTTGAGCGTTAGGTGCAACCATTGAGTTAGTGTTAATAAACACCAATGACATACCTATCCAATCAATCTGGGTGTACTCAGTAATGATTTGTATTCTATCAAGAAGAGCATTTTGTACTTTCTTGGGCAAATCACTAAACTTATTTGCTTTATCTGTGACTGTAAATGAACAAGTCTCAGAATCAGTTTTCTCACGAATATACTCGTATGTTCCTGCTGGAATTGACCATCTATCATTTAAGAGATCAATATAAAATGCTAAACGATTATTACCATCTAACACAATATACTCATGTCCTCTTTCTAAGCACTCTTTGAATAATTTGATTGCTTTATGAATTAACGCATAAGCTTTGTTATCTTCTTTTGCTGCTTCATCTTCTAAAGAATCTAGTGCTTTTTGAACATGAACCAAAATTATTTCACCAGATATTCTATTCATACAAATAGAAGCAAAGAAGTCTTCTTTGTTCTTATCTTTCCATGATAAAGGACGTTGAAGTTCTTCGGGTGCTTCTGTATTATCCTTATATAAATGATCTATCACTCTTAATACTTGGTTTAAAGGATCATTCTTTCTTGGCATGATTCCTTTTTTTGCTTGTCTCTTAACTAAGATGGCAAGTCTTCTTCTCGTGGCTCTATTCATAGAGAGTCCTCCTATTAATGGTAAGTTTTAAACTTCGGGTTTAGGCAAACCCGCTAACGCTTTGCATTTACTCTTCTATAAGTTCCCCTCGGATCTTACTGTTGAAGGTAATGCTCAACCGATCTCTCGACTGATTGATACTACAATAGCATCATTCTATATATGCGTCAAGTAGTGACTGTGTGTACTCCCTGACAAGTTTCTTTTCCATGAGATGTGCTTCTTTCTCCCATGGCTGATCCTCATAGTCGGTTTCTGAGTGGTCTATGCCCTTCCAGTACCTCTTACCATACTTATCCTTAAGAATACCCTTAACATGCTGATAGACATGCCACAGTTCATGTAAGAGGGTTTCTGTGTATTGTGATGGACTCATACGGTTGTGAATCTCTATTTCAAATTCACGAGGACGGTGATCGGGTGGAACTACCCATGCCCAACCAAATACGGATTCACGAAGTAAACCTTTATGATCTACGTTTATGGAAACCTTATGGTTAGGAAGATACTTATCCACGAACCAACTCACGATGCTCTCACACCTTCTTTTACTATAGTTGTAACCAGAGTAAGTAAGGTAAAGCATTAGAAGAATCTCAATTCAAATGTGCTGATGGCTGCAAAGGCAACACGAACACCCCAGTGCATTGCCCACATAAATGATGCAATAAAGAGGAGTTTCTCCTTTCCAGTCATTTCCTTTGTCATTGATCTCCTATGGATGTGTCCACTATACATGATTTTCAGAAACAATGCAAGGGTAGTAGACAGAGTGTTAACCGTCCCTAACTTGCACTGTTGATAATAATGATATATAATTGGATACAGATAGATCTACCAAATGACGACAGCAATAGACTTTAGTGATTTGACAGGGGTTAAGGCACAACCAAAGCCTCAACAAACTAATGCACAAGGGTTTTATTCACCAGATAAAATACCTGAAGAGAAGAAGGTACAACCAGCATCAATGGGATACCCCACTCAAAAGACCCAGAGTGGTGATGAGTTGATGCAGTTATTTCCTACACCAGTATTGATTTGCCCTTACCCAGTCGATTATACAAAGGAATTAGAGTGGATTCATAATCAAGAGTGTAGAAAGGAGAATAGTGGTGGTGATGCTGGTGGTCAGAAGGTACATTATAATAGACAGTCAGAAGATACATTTGTGCTTGATAGACCAGAACTATCAAACATCAGAGCATTTATTGAAGCAAAGTTACATGAGTTTGTGACCAAGATCTATGCCTCTACTGATAAGTTGGTCATTACACAGTCATGGTTGAATAAGAGTAAGAAAGGAGAATCACACCACGAACATGTGCATCCGAATAGTATGATAAGTGGTGTATGGTATCCTCAAATCCATGAGCAAATGCCACCAATTCAGTTTAGAAGTAGGCAGCAAAGAGATGTAGCATTACAGACTCAACAATATAATACTTTCAACAGTGCAACATTCATGCTACCGATGAAGAGAGGTGAATTAATATTATTCCCAAGTAATCTAACACACTCTGTTCCTACTAATGTGGGTGAAGAAGAGAGAATTAGTTTATCATTTAACACCTGGCCCAAAGGTAACATGGGTGACATCAAATCCCTCACATATCTTCCACTTGATCGCTGCATATAATGACAAGTGCATTAGCAAGACCACTACCTGAATTTCATGGGTTTGGTTATCGAATTGCACAGATAGAAAACAAT